CGGGCTATGACGGTGTAAGCGCATATCAAAATGCGGCACGAATCTCTGCCTTCATTGACGGCGCAACAATCAGCGCCACCAGTATGCCGGGGGCTTTGTACTTCGGTACAACTCCTTCTGGTTCTGTAACCATCACCGAACGCCTGCGCATCGCTTCTAACGGTGCATGGGGACTTGCTGGCGCTAACTACGGCACAAGCGGTCAGGTGCTGACCTCTGGCGGTTCTGGTGCGGCTCCAACATGGACAACCATTTCCGCTGGCTCTGCCGCTACACCTACTGTGTTGGGTACTGTGTATGGCTCAATGACCACCAGCGGTGGAACGCCTTATCTGACTGCGCTTGGCTACAACGCTGGTTTGAACAATACAGGGACTAACAACACTGCTATTGGCGTGTCAGCACTTCAAGCCAACACATCAGGCACACAAAATGTGGCTGTTGGCAATAGCACACTTGCGGCTAATACTACAGCCTCATACAGCACTGCGGTTGGTTGGGGTGCTTTGGCCCTTTGTACAGGCGGGCAAAACACTGCCATCGGCAGGCAATCAATGCCAGCAATGACAACGGGCAATGGAAATACTGCTGTTGGTGTTAATTCTTTATACAGCGCGACATCAGCAAGTGGCAATAATGCTTTTGGTGACACTGCTTTGTTTAGTTTGACATCTGGAACTAACAATATTGCTATTGGCAGTGCGGCACTTCAAACAGTCACCACTGCTTCTTTACTTACTGCTGTTGGACACCAAGCACTTCAGTTATATGCATCTTCTATTGGTCAATCAACTGCTGTAGGCGCTTATGCATTGAGAGTATTTGCTCCCGGGAACAATGCTGTAAATGCCGCTTTTGGTTACAACGCGCTTGGGGCGACGACAACTGGCGCTGGCAACACTGCGGTTGGAATTGGCGCACTCAGAAGCAATACTACTGGTTACGCCAATGTGGCGGTTGGCTCTGAAGATGGTGTTGGAAACTGGGGGCCAACACTAGCCGCCAATACTACTGGATACCGCAATATTGGAGTTGGTACAAATGTTTTGGGTGGAAACACCACGGGCAGTCAGAATATTGGTATTGGTACGCAATCCTTGCAAAGCAACACCACTGGAACTAACAATATTGCAATTGGAAGTCCCGGAGGCAATCTTGGTGCTGGCCCTCTTGCGGCTAACTCAACAGGTGCAAGCAATATTGCAATTGGTTCTGAATCTCTTGCATCAAATACTACTGCCAATGGTAATCTGGCAATTGGCCCTAACAGTTTATACCGAAACACCACAGGCGCTTATAACATAGCAATTGGCTACTATGCGCTAAGTGCTAATACTGTTTCAGATGGAAACATTGCAATTGGCTATCAAGCCATGTTCAACAGCAATCACACCTCTGACACTGACAATTACAGTATTGCTATTGGTGTTAGTGCTTTGCAAAACATGACGACTGGGGCTAACAACTGTGTTGTTGGTCGTGAAGCAGGTCTTTCCTTAACAACGGCTGGCGCATTGACAGCATTTGGCCGAGATGCATTTAGAGCGGCAACTGGCGGTAATCAAGCGGCATTTGGCTACTCCGCTGGACGCCAATTAACTTCAGGTATATACAACGGATTTTTTGGTCAAGAAGTTGCGAGCGGCGCAACCATTACAGGTAGTTACAACAATGCTTATGGGTATCAATCAGGTTACAGCCTGACGAGTGGTAACTCTAATACCTTCTACGGAAGTTATTCTGGTTATGCATTAAGTTCTGGCTCTAACAATATTTTTGTTGGGCAAGATGCGGGCCGTACAGGTTCACCGGGCGGCAACTTTACTACAGAATCAAATCGTATAGTTCTTGGCAACGGAAGCACAAGCAACGCATACATTCAAGTTTCTTGGACTGTAACATCTGATGCACGAGACAAAGCGGATGTGGTTGATGCCAAATATGGTTTGGATTTTGTCAAAGGTTTGCGTCCTGTTGAGTACAAGTGGGACAAGCGTTCTAACTACTTCAAACAAAATCCTGATGGCACGCACAAAGAAGCAAAAACACAATTGGGTTTTTTGGCTCAAGATGTTATTGCTCTTGAGAAGCAACATGGCGGTGTTGCAAAAGACTTGCTAATTGCTGATGACGAAAAAGATGAAATTCTTAGCATCACCGAAACCAAAATGATTCCAGTTTTGGTCAAGGCTTTGCAAGAATTGAACGCTAAATTTGATCAACTCAAGGCAGAGCATGATGCTTATGTCGCCTCACACCCATAAGGAACAAAAATGACTACTTGGAATTGGCAAATTCGCACAATGTACACAGTGCAACAACCAGACCCTGATTATGTTGTTAATGTGATTTTTATTTTGACTGGCAATCAAAATGGAGTGGTCTCTTCAATTCAGTCGAATGTTACTTTTGACACTCATCAGCAAACAGATTTCATTCCTTATGACCAGTTGACTCAACAAATTGTTATCGGTTGGGTGCAAGCGTCTTTGGGTGAGCAAGAAATTGCAAACCTTCAAAATTCTGTTCAAGGACGAATTGACCAGTTGGTTAACCCACCTGTAGAACCACAAGACACAGCGTTGCCTTGGTAAAAATAACGGGAAGCCACCACCCGCTTTTGGTGGCAATTTGAAAAGGAAATAATCATGGGAAACGAAAAAAAGACCCCCTTGACTATTGATGGTGTTGAGTACAAGTTTGAAGACATGACCCCAGAGCAACAAACGCTCATCAATCATGTTGCCGACTTGGATCGCAAATTGGACTCTGCACGATTCAATGTGGATCAGTTGCAGGTGGGCCGCAACGCTTTCTACGCAATGCTCAAAGAAGCATTGGAGCGTAAGCCCGAACCAGAAGTCTCTGATGTAGAGGCTAAGTAAGAACAAAGCCACCTTCGGGTGGCTTCTTCAAAGGATTTGGTATGGCAGAAAAATGGATACAAAAGGCAATAAGCAAGCCGGGTGCTTTGAAGAAGTCATTGGGTGTACCTGCTGACAAAAAGATTCCAGCCAAGACGCTGAACAAAGCGGCGAAGGCTCCGGGCAAGATGGGCCAGAGAGCAAGACTTGCCAAGACATTGAGGGGTTTTGATTGAGATGAGCGCGGATATTGATCCAGTTAAATACGGTGTGCTGTGGCAGAAGGTTCAAGACCTAGACAAAAAGGTGGACAAACTGGAAAGCGGCATGGAGGAACTGTTGGCCCTTGCAAATAAGGGTCGCGGTGGCTTGTGGGCGGGTATGGCACTTGTCTCTGGTATTTCATCAGTGATTGGTTACATCTCTCACTGGGTTCATAAGGGGTGATTGATGGAACAACAAGAGTTGCAAATGTTTAGAGAGCAAGCCAAGGCCGAACTTAATCGTTTGGAGGCGCAAAGCACGGCCAAAGAAGTTGCAGGTAAAGCAATTGGCAAACATGGCCTTGCCTACATCACCGCAATTGTGGTTGTTGGCGTTGGCGCAAGTCTAGTTCTTGAAGAATCAAAAATTGCCGCTGTAATTGGTTTGGTGTCTGCCGCTTTGACGGCTTTGATTGCCATGCTCAACGGCATCGCTGGATCAAACCCCAAACAAGAGAAGCCTGAGTTTGAGGTTATCAAATCTTTGATCGAACGCTTGGACAAATTGGCAGAAAAAGAGCCGCCTATGTCTGTGACGGTTGAAGGCGACAAGGTTACTGTTGTAAAAGGCGGAGACCAAATACAAACCTCGAAAGGGTAAGCATGATCCCAATCGTTGCATCACTGCTTGGTACGCTGGCCCAGAACGGTCTGGGCCTTTTGTCGTCAGCAATTCAAGCCAAGGGCAAGGAAGTCGTTGAGGCCACGCTGGGCGTCAAGATTTCGGACAATCCAAGTCCTGAAGAAGTCAGCAAACTGCGCCAATTGCAATACGACCACGAAGAGCGTTTGCTTGAGTTGGGCATCGAGAAAGCCCGGCTGGAGCAAGAGGAACTCAAAGCCCTGCTGGAAGCCGCCAAAAACGAGGAGAACAATGTCTCTGACCGCTGGAAAGCCGATATGGCGTCCGACTCGTGGCTGTCCAAAAACATCCGCCCCGGCACGCTGGTGTACATCCTGACGGCCTACTTGCTGTTTGCCCTGCTGGATGGTGGCGGGTACAAGATTGCCGAGTCCTATGTCCAACTGTTGGGTCAGTGGGGTATGTTGGTGATGACTGCATACTTCGGTGGCCGCACCGTTGAGAAAGTCATGGAAATCCGCAGGAAGGGCAAAGAATGAGCCTCAGTGAAGAACAAGCAGAATTCCTGCTGGATGCCTGCAAACTGATCCAACAAGCCACCACAATGGGTTTTAAAGTGACTGGCGGCGAGTTGGCAAGGACACCGGAACAGCAGGCCATTTATGTAAAGACCGGGCGCTCCAAGACGCTCAACTCCATTCACCTGAAGAGGTGCGCTATAGACTTGAACTTCTTCAAGGATGGGAAGATAATTTGGGACAAAGAAACCCTTGCGCCGATTGGTGCATATTGGGAGAGTTTGCACCCCAAAAACCGCTGGGGCGGCAATTTCAAGTCACTTGTAGATTGCCCGCATTTTGAGCGTAATGTCGGATAAGGAGAATAAATGACAACCGCATCGGTAATGACATACGACTCCTTAGTCGAAAACATCCAGTCGTATCTGGAGAGATCAGATACCGCAACGCTAGAGAAAATCCCTCTGTTTATTATGTTGGCCGAGCAAATTATTGCCAGCCAGATCAAGTTTCTTGGGAACCTGACGGTCAACACCAGCACAATGACGGCCACTCAGGCCATCATTGACAAGCCCGCCCGTTGGCACAAAACGGTGTCGATGAACATTGTGGTTGACGGCAGTCGCCAGCCTGTTCTGCTCCGCAAGTATGAGTACCTGCGCGAGTATTGGCCCGACGCCACCCAGACCGGAACCCCCGTGTACTACGGCGATTACGACTACACCCACTGGTTGGTCGCGCCCACGCCTGATGTTGATTACAACTTCGAGGTGCTGTACTACGAGCGCATTCAGCCGCTCGATTCTTCAAACCAGACAAACTGGTTCACCATCTACGCGCCCCAAGCGTTGCTGTATGGGTCTTTGTTGCAGGCGATGCCGTTCCTCAAGAACGACGAGCGTATGCCCATGTGGCAAGCAAATTACGACCAGATCATGCAGACCCTCAAGCAAGAGGATGTCCAGCGCATTGGTGACCGTCAAGCCGCAGTATTGGATACCTGATCATGTCATACAACAGCCCATTCACAGGCAATGTGGTTCAACC